TCCTGAATTTGAGACGTTCTATACGAAGAATATCCTTCTGAACGAAGGTCTACGTACCTGGTTGGCACCAGTTGATCAACCTCACGAGAACTTTGTCTTCCCTGAAGAAGTTCTGCCACGTGGCAACGCTCTGTAAATAAATAAAACATATCGTCGCCGCAAAGGGTGTTACTGGCAAAATCCAGTTGACACCCTTCTTTTTTTGCTATATAATTTGTTCGTTCACAAGACATACCAGGGACATCATCGCCCGCTTCGTATGCCTTGGAGTTTCAACAAGGAAAAAATCTATGCTAAATTCACCTGTCCTGAAGGACGACGGCATTCCTGTGCCGTTTATGCCTTTTAAGGATAGCGGAGTCATCTCTGGGGATTGGATGCCCTTTGAGGAGTATCGCGCTATTCCTGAAGTGTTCTGTCAACGGAACACTGATGCACGACTGTCTCGTGCACGTAAACATCTCGCTGCACTACTGCCTGAACATACGATTGTGTTCACTGCACGTCTTACCAAGGACGATTCTATTTTCGGTAAGAAGTACAAGGCAGGACAACGCTGGCGTCTAGACTCCAACACCCGTGCTAAGAACTGGGAGGATGGTGGTTCGGATTTCATTCCCGACCACGTGTTCAATATCGAATTCGCTTTCGATTCCTGTGAGCGCATCCAAAAGTCTTACAACACCTTCGACTCTGCTGATAGTGTAGAGCGTAACCAAGAAAAGGTGTACGGTATCTTCGTTGGTAACTACCGTTGGACACCTACCAGCACCAAACTGCTGAAGGGTCAAATCCTTACTGCACTGCATAAAGCGTGTCAGTATTTTGACAATGAAAACTATCCTTTCCAGCAGTCATCTGCCAAACCCATTGAGGTTGTTGGTCAGATTGGTACGTTCCTTCCCGAACTCAAGCACCTGGATAAGTTTATGCAGGATGCCAAGAGTTGGGACCAGCACCTCATCTGTGCTGCACTTCTTGCAATCAAGAAGCACGGCGAGAACAACGATCGACTTAACACTGCGCTCCAGTATATCGATCGTAAGGCAGCAGACACTCGTGATCTCAAGAAGTGTTTCGATGGTGTCACTCACATTGTTGTTGAGTGGGATCGTAATGAGATCTTCGTAAACAAGAACACGAAGTTCAAAGGTCAGGACAACCTGGACTGCACTGTGCCCTGGTTGCTGTATTGCATTGAGAAGTTCCTTGCTGATAAGAAGCAGGTACGTATCAACAAACCTGCTGATTACGCTCACAACTATGTGACTGTGGGTGATCTCACACTAAATGAACAAGGCGATCTCTCGCAATTATTTGCCTGATACGCTATACTTTGGGGGTCGTTTGACCCCCTTTTTAATGCACGGTAATCTTGAACCCGAGGAGAATGTTATGACTGATGCAAAATTTACCCAAGACGACTTGTGGAACCTAGTCGCAGAACTTGGATGGGATGTACGTAATGACGATATTGTTCTACAAGTTGGTGGAACATCCGTCTATGAAATCGATGGTGCTGGCACCAAGTGGGCACCTGTCAAAGGTACACGTAAGTACAACAAGGATGCCTTCATTGTTATCAAGAATCGCTCACGTGATCCGATCGTACCTTCTCAAGCACCTGATAAATAACTTTGAGAAACACATACTAAAATAATATGTCTGGTGATAATGGTTGGTTTCAACAGAATTGTGATCCCAACGATGATCCTAATGCTGGTCAACAGGAGGTACCCTCTGGTGGCGGTCCAGTAAATACAGGTGCTGATGGTACAACTCCTGCTGAGAAGACTGTCAATCAGGTCATTGAGAACCTGCTTGGACAGTGCTATCCATCTACAGCACCTCAGACGATCAGGAACTTTGTCCCTGAGGGTGATGACTCATTTGTATCCACTCCACCTCAGACGTACGACTTCGGTTTCCTGTTTGATCGTCTGAGAGATCTTGGTATGGATCCTCCTAACGCACCAACCAAAGTTCAATTTCAGTTTCCTAATGCTGGAGACCCGAACTCTGGTGGTGTCTGTTTGAATGATGGTGAAGACACTCGCTCTGCTGTGCAGTGTGAGGAAGACTTTGCGTTCCAGCAGTGCATCAAGGATCATATCGATTGTATCTTCAGACCCTACGCAGGAGGTGCCTGGAAACCCCCTGCAGCGGACTGTGATGTCTTTTCACCTAAGAGTTCCTTCGGTGTCACTAACAAGATCTGTGTCCGCAACTGCGTGCCTCTCAGGACTCCTGTCTTTGAGCACGTGAGTCAGGGTGGTGCAGTTGATGGTGCATATAATCATCGATACTCTCTTGACGAGAATACTCCACCAGGATATATCACATCACCAGGAGCAACGTTCTATCTTCACCTAGAGGAACAACCCAAGTCCGTTCCTCTGTACGTTGCATACAGCAGCAGCACTCAGGACACTATGCTCACTACAGATCCTGCTGGTGAAAAATCTACTATGGATTCTGCTGGTATGGGTCCACGTGATCAAGTCATTGGATACGTTTATAAGGAAAAGAGTGATATTATTAGTGCCTTAGGTGAGGGTGAGAAAGCAGCACCCCTCTATAGATATTACAATCCAGTTGATCAAGATCATAGATATACTCTAACTCCGATTGGTGGTGCTCCTCTGGAGGCAAACCTTCGCAAGGGATATTATAATATCAGACACGAAGTTGAGGCAGACCTTAAGATCGAGTTCAACTGTGAGCGTGGTTCGGCAGGATATAAAAATACATTTGGTTATTATTTGACTAACAGTGATGGAGATCCTGTGTATGGTCAGGTAGTCCTTCCTAATGCAACTGATGCAACAGGATACAAATCATATACTATCCCCCAGGCAACACTTAATCAGTACGTTCCGTGCAGACTTGGTTTTGTTTTAATACCCGATGGTGATGAGGAGAACAGCGGTGTTAGTGAAGGAGATAATCTGTCATTCTCTGAGACTGGTAATGGTTGGAGAACCAACTTGGATAGTGCAGAGGATGACCTATCGTTCTTCTCTGAAAAGAGATTGAATTGGGACAAAAAAGATTTCACCAAGTGGACTTCTCGTTGGTGGCAATACTGGGAAGATCTTAAGAACGGTGATGATGATTATGATGATGTGAAGATTTCATATCGTCTGAATTATGCTGGTAGCGACTGGTTCTATGAGGGGATCCAGTGCTATGTGTTTGAGGATTTGATTGTTCCTGAGTATGAGGATCTTTCATATGCAGATCAATGTGAAGGTCGTATCTTTGAACCTGCTGGATTCTCTGACGTACAGATGACCCGCGAAGGTTGTGGTCAAGTCACTGAAGAGGGATTTGGTTGTGGTAAATGCGAAGGTAAGTATCAAACCCGTAGGAACAAGGTACAAACAATCACTGCTAAGAAGGGTGGAACTGTATCGATTAGATCCCACGGTGGTATGACTGGTGGATATGGTGAGTGCATCAAATTCAAATGGAATCTACAGAAGAATGGCACCGAGATTTACAGTGAAACATCTAAAGTAGAAGACTGGAGAAAGATTGGAGAGGTGTTCCATACATTCTCAGTTGCAGAGGGTGATGATATTACCTTTGAACTTGAGTCTATTAAGTCGGGACACTACAATGCTAGTGCTACACCTGCATTCTCTCTGAAGGATGAGACTTCTGGTGACATCTTCTCTACCTGGGAATGTATGCTCACAACAGTATCTCACGGTGTTTCCAGCACTTCTGCTGACTGTGGTAAACCTGGACAGATCTCACTCGTCGATCTCCGTGACAGAAGCAACAGCGTTGTTGCTTGGGTTGATGGTTCTGGAGTTACTGGTAACTGGTTGGAGACAACCAACCGTCCAGAGTACGTTTCAGGTGGTTTGAAACTGAAAGATGGTGACACTGGAGTTATGATCCGTACTGTCAAGAAAGGATTGTCAATGCAGATACGGTATGAAGCGTTGAGTGCTAGTCAGTTGTCTAGTTCTTCTGCAATCGTATTCGATAGTAATGGTGATTTTGTCAACGGTACTCCTAACAATGTAACCATTGCTGTCAAACTAAAGTGGGATGATAATGTTAGGACTGCTGGTCTAGCAATCACTGACATCACAGCAGTTGGTGCTGATGGTAATACCGTTACCTGGAATCGTGGAAATAATTCCAACAGTGGTGCCACTACCAAAACTATTACTCTTGGACCAGGAACCACCAACGTAACTTACAATGGTAACGCAGGTGGATTCACAGTCAAGAATAATAATACTCTCGTTTGCTTGAAAGATACTGATGGCAATGATTGTAATGGTGAGTTCACTGTTGGTGAAGGTGGTGGAGGTATCCGCTATAAGGTCATCTATGTGTATGATCAATCTGCTGGTGGATATTCTGCTGGCGAACTGCAGAAGTGGTGGGTTGGTACAAACAAAAAGACTGGTAAGAAGTTCAACCAGGGCGTACGTATTGACACCATTGATGGTAGTGAGTGTGCACCCACAGGTAGACTGAACACGTTCTCATTTGGTTCACGTAGAGAATCTGCTGAAGATGGTGACTTTGGTATTGTTCCACCTGTTGAGATGGTGACTGCTATGTCACTCAACTCTACGTACTATGATTCTTGTGTGAATAATTTGGTGAACGCATTGTTTACTACTGATCTCAACGATAGTTCTAGTTCAGTGTCTAATTTCAATGGTGAACCTATTACTTTGGCATCCTATTGGAGAGTTAAGAATGCAAACAACGAACCTGTTTACTTCTATCACGACTTTGTATTAGAAGGTCCTACTACCAATCAACTCGCCAAGGTTAGAATGCGAGCAGAGTTGATCTATAAGGAAGAACTTATAGACAATGGACAACCCGAAACAAATGTTGGTTATCAGTTTAGGTGGACTGTTGACAGTGTACGGCAACGTGGTTATGGTTACATTGATGGTCAGGAGACTCGTGTAGAATATCCTGAGCGTGCTGATAGCATCTACGAATACTGGGATGACAGCACCCCATACAACCCTGAGCAAACTAATCTACCTAAGAAGATTAAGATCAGGAATGCTGAGACTGATACCATTTCACGTACAGCAAAGTGGGCAATGTATCAAGAGTCCCACGACAATACCAGCACGATATGGTATAGTAATCTTAGTCGCTCTAAGAACTCACAGTTCAGAGACTATCGCTTTATTATTGAGGACGCAACTTAATGACAGGATTTTGGGATAGGAGACTTGCAAAGTCCCACAAGGAACTCAAGTCTCTTACCAATGCAATACAAGAGTCCAAAGAGGACCCCAAGAAACTTCGGAAAAAGATTAAGAGAATCAGTAGATATTATAAATCTACGTTAGGAGAACTTGCTCGCCTAGACGATTCCATATATAATGTTATGGAACAACCACAGGGGGATGCTGATGGCGACAAAGGAACAGAAGTTGAGGGGGATGAGTCTTCTGATAGAGAGTCTGATCGAACCGAACTCTGAACTAAGAGCAGACGCACACGAACAGAAGTGTTATCACGAACTAATGATGTATCGTGATGACTGCATTAACTATTGTCGTCGTAAGTATGAGGAGATCTCCTGGAATGATTAATCTTCACGAACGATACGGTCACTATATGCATAACGAGCGTCTCGTGTGGGAAGATGCAGGAGAACACATTGTCGCATATGGTTGGTGTGACAATGGTAAGTCATTGACTGGACACTATGTATTGACAACGACAAAGAAACTACTGTATGATCTTAAGGGTAAACTATTAAGTATCGAAGATCGTGAAGAAGTTACTGCGGATATGGAAGTATTCGCTCGGTAGTTTTTCTGATGACAAGACAGAACCCTATGACAATTACATATGCGGTGTACGTACTATTCTATTTGTCTCTTACCTTGTCACTAATTGTTTTATTGTCAGCGGGGTGATCCGCCATTGGGATGATCGACCTATTTCCAACACAAATTTATCCTCAACAACACACGGATCCTGCAATCATTGAAGAGGTTGATAGTACAATCTCTTACCTAGAGGAGACAGGGGACTGGCAACACAGTTCTTACCTGTCTCCTTATGCTATGCAGGAAACTTTGCACGGCACTCACGCTAAGCAGCACCTCCTACAACTGTTTAAGAAGCATCCGATGCCTAAGTTAGAAACTTTCTTAGGTGAAGCGGTAGAGCATTACGTATCAAATACGAAGCTGCCCGTTCCTGATAGTGCTTCAGCATATATAGAACCATTGAAAGGTGCCTGGACAATATCCCAATCGTGGATAAATGTTTGCCCTAAAGGCAAGGCACAGGTTCGTCATACCCACGCAGGGCATCAGGTATCTGGTGTTTACTATCACCGTACTACACCTGAGATGGGTGGTATCCTATTCTATAATCCCAATCCATATTCTAAAATGTGTATGTTTGGGACAGAGGAAGGGATCTATTTTGAACCGACACCTCAGTCGGTTATACTGTTTCCTTCTTGGTTGGAACACGCCACCGAGAAGAACAACACAGACCTCAATCGTTATTCAATCGCGTTCAACGTACACTTGTATTAATTATGTCAGCACCAAAGAGCACAACTATCTACACCAAACCTGGTTGCCCTTTCTGCACCAAGATCAAAGAGGTTTACAAAATCAAAGGATGGAGTTATCGTGAGTTGGTACTCAATGAGAACTTCACCAGAGACCAGTTCCACGGTCAGTTCGGTGGGTCGGCAACGTTCCCACAACTGATTGTTGATGGTCAATCAACTGGTGGTTGCAATGAGTCCATTTCCGAGTTCAAAAAGAGGGGACTGATTTGACAGTTATGAGTGAGAAAGTAGACGAACTATGTGAGTTGGTTGAACGAGCACTGGATCACGCAATGGAGGGTAGGTTTCTTATGAAGATCTACCCTCATATGTTGAACCAGAAGTTCACTCGTAAAGAGTGTACGTTGTTCATTGAATCATCTACCGCAGCGAACTTGTCTATCACTTGTTATGATCTAGAAAAATACATCAAGGGAGGTGACAAGACGGTCAAAGAAGCGTACGGTTATCTCTCCAAACCTCAGGCACGTAAGGTGTATAAACATCTGTATGGTATGCTTGAAGACGCCTGGAAGTACGAACAAGATCGTCGCCCAGGTAGAAAGAAAAAAACTAAATAGTCTCGAATATACAAGGAGACGACTATCTAGTTTCGTTATGTCACCAAAGTAAAGTAAGGAGGAAGACCGATGTTAATTGCGGTTTATGTTTTCGCTCTGATTGGAGCGTTCCTTCTAGGAGGTATGTTCTTCTGGATGGCAAAGGATTACATTGAGGCGTTCATTGACAACGCAGCGTACTCAAAGGCGATTACGCACCCAGAAATGCTAGATGCAGATGGGAATGTCAATCAAGAAGAACTTCTCTACTTGCGTTTTGATGATGACTCTGGTATTATTGACGATGAAGACGACGACTAACTTATGATCCTGGTCGATATGAATCAGGTGATGATTGCGAACCTTATGGTCTCGCTCAATCAATCTGAGGAACTGCAGGAAGGACTGGTTCGTCATATGGTTCTAAACTCTCTACGGGGATACCGTAAGGAGTTCTACAAAACCTATGGCGAACTTGTTTTATGTTATGACAGTAAGCATTACTGGCGACGTGAAGTCTTCCCGTACTATAAAGGTACAAGGAAGAAAGACCGTGCTAAGTCAAAGCACAACTGGGATAACATCTTTGATCTCCTGAATAAAATCAAAGCAGAGTTCAAAGAGCATCTTCCATACAAGGTTCTTGAGATTGATGGGGCAGAAGCAGATGACATCATTGCTGTGCTGTGTAAGCACCAAGGTCTTGCAAACATCCGCCTACAAAACAATATGCAACCAGCAGTCAAGACATTGATTCTGTCTGGTGACAAAGATTTTATTCAACTCAAGAGGTACGGGTACGTTACTCAGTACAATCCTTGTCTCAAGAAGTACATTGAAGGACTTGATCCTAAACTCTACATTGCAGAACACGTAATGAAGGGTGATAGGAGTGACGGTATCCCAAACTTCTTATCCGATGACTCTTGTTTGGTGGAGGGACGTAGACAAAAACCCCTAGCAAAGGTTAAAATTGCAAGGTGGTCTACAATGTCTCCCGAAGAGTTCTGTTATAGTGATGAAACTATGGAGAACTATCGTCGTAATCAACGCTTGATCGATTTTGACTACATCCCAGAAGAGATCTCCGCTAAGATTATAGATACATATGAGTCTGCAAATCCTCCTAGTAGGAAGCACATCTTTACCTATATGGTAGAGCATCAACTGAATGACTTAGTACATTACGTAAGTGAGTTTTAACAATGGCAATGAAACTATTGATTTCTGAGATCCTTCAGAAGGCACACAATGCCAAGACGAAGGCAGAGAAAGTTCGGATCCTGCGAGAAAATAATAGTCAGGCACTCCGATCCCTGTTCATCTGGAACTATGATGACAGTGTAGAGAGCGTCCTCCCTGAAGGTGAGGTTCCCTACAAACCTAACGATGCCCCCTTGGGCACAGAGCACACTCGTCTGGAGACTGAAGCACGTAAGTTCTTCTACTTCATCAAGGGTGGTGCCGACAATATCCCTGGTATTAAGAAGGAGAATATGTTTCTTCAGATGCTAGAGGGATTGTACAAGGATGAGGCAGAGGTAGTCTGTCTAGTCAAGGATAAAAAACTTCAGAAGAAGTACCGTATCACTCTCGCTGTAGTCAAGGAAGCATTTCCGACGATCAACTGGGGTGGTAGGTCCGCACCGACGAAGTGAAATTTATTAAACAGAACTGCACCCCGCAAGATGCGGATGACAAATCTCTACCAACCACTTGCTTCTTAGTAACATATAAAGATAATGGTATCACGTACTATGATCTGGTTATGGCATCTAAACAAGTAGACATTTTTGATTACTACTACGATAAATATCGTGAAGGGTTTATCACTATGAAGCAAGCAGAAGGTCGAGCAAACCCTAAAGTATGGACCCCACCAAAATGAGTATCTACCAATTCAATCTTAAGAAAGAAGAGGAAGAACAAATCAAAGCGGAACTTGAGCAGGAGGAAACTCCTGAACAGAAAGAGTACGTTACTGCTGAAATGGTTGGTGCCTTTCTCGGCACAGTATTTGCAGCACCTCTAGTCCTTATGCTAACCTGGAACTGGTCTTTGCCAGCACTGTTTGGTATCAAGGCAATCAATTATTTCCAAGCAATTTGCTTGGTTGCTATCGTGAGGATTCTTAAAGGATGAGTAAAGTTTGCCTTATCAGCGTCACTCCTGATGCTGAAAAAACTATGGGGTATGTTGCACGTGTAAGCAACCCCAAGAACCAGGACAACCCTAAGGTTGCTGGTCTATTGAAGTATTGTATTGAGCACGAGCATTGGTCTGTGTTCGAGCAAGCATTTATGACGCTTGAGATCAATACATCACGGGCAATCGGAGCTCAAATTTTGAGGCACCGTAGCTTCACATATCAAGAGTTTTCCCAGCGGTAT